GAGAAATCTGCTGAAATTTTAAAAGGACTCGGTAATTTATTAGCGCAAGAATACGTTACGAAAACAGGCAAGTCACAAAAAGAAGTGAAAGATTTACTTGACGCTGAATCATGGTTTTTTGGTCAGCAGATTATTGACAGTGGATTTGCGGATAAAATTTATGAAGGAAAGATTGAATCCAATAAAGATAACAAGAAAAAAGAGGATGAGGAGGAGGAAGATTATAAGTCAAGAATTAAAGCAATGGTTCAAGTGCAGATTCACAATGCCCAAGATAAGATAAAAGAGCTTGATAGCGAAACAAACATAAAGAGTATTCTGAATTTGTATAAAGACAACGGATTAACAAAAACAGACGCTACAAAAAGTGTCAAAGTGGAGGTTCAAGTGGACAAGGAAAAGGTCAAAGCCGAACACCCAGAAATCTACAAAGCAATCTTTGAAGAAGGGGTGCAAAGCGAAAAAAACAGAGTTGATGCGCATTTAGCAATGGCTGATACGTCAACAGATTTAGTGCTTGAAAACATTAAAACAGGCGCGTCATTTAGCGACCAGAAAGTGCAAGCTGGATATTTAAACGCAAGTATTAAAAAAGGCGTAAAAAAAGAAGTGCTTGCTAAGATTGAAGAAAAAGATGAAAAAAACGCACCGGAAATTACCGCGCTGGTCAAAGAAGAACCTCTTGCGGTTAGCAAAGAACAGAAACTGCTTGATGAAGTATTGGCAATCGTATTGCCGAAGGGAGCTAAATAATGTCAAATCCAGTAATTACGTCAGTTGACACAAAAACAGTTTTTAAATCAGATTTAGTGTTTGTAGACCGCAGCGTAGAAGTGCCAGCACTTACAACCTTAGCGGTTGGTACGGTTTTAGGCATTCTTACCGCCAGCGGACAAACAAATCGCGGCGCAATGGGCGGTTTTAATAGCGGTCTATCGTCTGGTGTTGAAGTACCAGTAGCAGTGCTTGCAGAAGAACTTATTAATGACGGTTCAGTTGCAGAAAAGAAAGACAACGTACGCGTATGCGCGAAGGGCGTTGTGGACGGTGCGTCACTTGTGTTTGTTAACTCATCTGATGATTTAGAAGATTTGTTAAGTGGCACAAAGATTAAAGATGCGCTTTTAGCTAAGGGTATCATTGTAGAGTCGTATAAAGAACAGACATATTTAGATAACGGTGCAGTCTAAACTAAAAGGAGAGATGTAAAATGTCAGTAAAAATATTCAGACAAGCAATGCTTCCATTGCTGGAAACACAGATTCCTAAAGTAGGATTCTTAGCATCATTTTTTCAAACGCCACAGGAAAACATTAAAAAAAGTCCTACAGTAGAGATTGACGTTATTCGCAACAAAAATACGTATGCGGTAGACATTAAAGCCGGTACGGGCGCGCGTTACAACCAGAGAAGTCTTTACGCAAACAAAAAGTATGCAGTACCAGCATACAAAGAAGGCTTTACTCTTAACGCAGAAGAATTACAGTACAAAATGGCAGGCGAAAACGCATACGAAGCAGCGCAACGCGATTATATCGCTCAGGCTGTTCAGATTATGGCAAAAGACGCGCTTGTTGTTGCAAACAAAATCAATTATGCAATTGAAAAACAGGCAAGAGACGCATTTTTCAATGGTAAAATCACGCTGATTAACGGCGATGAAATTGATTTTGCAAAAAAAGTAACTCACGCTGTATCACCTACAACTAAGTGGGATAATTCCGGCGATCCTATTGCTGACTTAACAGCATGGTGTCAGTTGGTTCGCGTTGACGGAATGGTGTCTGGCAATATGTTTGATTTGATTGTTTCAGAAGATACGCTGAATGCGCTTTACGCAAATGCTATTTTTAAGGACAGAGCTAACTTACGTAGAGCAGACCTTTTGCAAATCACCATGCCACAGTATATCAATACTGCCGGTGCGGTATTTCATGGAATTTTTTCTGTTGGCAACAACACCATTAATCTGTGGACTTATCCGGCATTTTATGAGATTCCAACGGGTTTTGGTTTTGCAAGCGAAGGAACAAAAGAAGGCTTTATACCAGCTGAATCAGCATTGCTTTTGGCACGCGGCGTTAGGTATGATTTAGTGTTTGCTGGTATACCTCGCTTGTATACACCGGCTAATGCAATGGTATCTTTTGTTGGCGCAGACGCAGGCAGAATGTTGCCATTTGTTTACGAAGATCGCGAAAACGAAGCAATTAAATATGGTTTGGAATCAAGACCTCTTTGTATTCCGACAGAAATTGATACATTTGTATCAGTAACTAATATCCTAAAGTAAGGAAAAAATGAGCTTAGGTTTCGGTTATTCAATATTGGACGCACACAAACGAGAATATTTAATACATGGCAATCCTTTTAGTGTAAGGTGTCAGCTGGTAAGTAGCGATTCAGAAGATGAAAAGCAAGGGAGCTTATTAGACGACACTGACGAACTAAGAGGATTGCCGACCGAAATAGGATTAACCATTTCATCTGAAACAGGGTTAGGAACGATTGGCAACACAGCAGAATTTCTTTTAGACATAAACGATGTAAAAATAGGAAAACCAGCGAAAGGCTGGAAGCTATTTTATCACAATCGCGCAGGCGAAGTTTTAAAGTTTAAAGTAGAAGAAAACATTGAGGATAAAACTATTGGCGTTTACAGATTGCAATTGTCGGCAATTGTAAGCCAAGAAAGAGCTAACAGAATTAAGGTGTGTTCACGGCGCGGACAGGGAGCGATATAATGCTTAATCAATTAATAACACCAATGAATTTTATTGTTATTCGTGACGCAATAGCCGAAGTCATTGCAAAAGAACGCGATGAACAGCTTGTTATTGCTAAGGCAGACGGTTACACGCAAGCCGAAATTGCGAACAATATAAATTTTGGCGTTTATTCAGCATTATGGAGACCTTTAAGCATTGAAGATATGCCAGCTGTTGCGGTTTATTCTGACAACATGAATTTTCCCGCAGATTTAAGCTATGGAAGCCAAAACTATAATCATGCTACGTTTAACATAGACTGTTATGCGGTAGGACAAAACGGAGTAGATGAATTTGGGGAAATAGTAAGAACAGCGGAGCAGAACGCAGACACGCGCTTAAATTATTTAGTTTCGCAAATTTATAAGATTTTGTTTTCAGAAACAAACTGGAAAAAAAACACAGCCAACCTTGTGACGGCTTCTTTTATTACAGGCGTTTTTAGAATACAAGAATCAGAATTAAATAACGAAACTCAAGGCGTGCTGGGCTATAGAATACAGCTACGAATTGAATTTAATGAGCCAACGCAAATAATTTCAGGGGTAGAATTAAAGCAAATATATTTCTCGTTAAAAATTAGAGACGAGTTAATAGACCCATTTGTTTTAATTCAATTAGCAGAAGAAGAACCGGAAGAAGGAGAGTAAAATGATAAAGACATTTGACCCTCTTGCTCGCGCCAGTGCCACTTCGATTAGTTTTAGACAAAAAAACAACGAGAAGGGAGCATTTGCACGGCAAGAAATTATCGTTGCGATAGCGCAATACCAAACAGGAAAAACAGGCATTGTTGCAAACAAGCCAATTTTATCTTCGGGCGTTTCAAACGATGAAGGTGTAAGATTTGGATTTGGTAGTCCGCTGCATTTGATTAGCCAAAAATTATTTCCGCGCAATAAAAACGGCGCAAAAGTACCTGTTTATTTTATTCCATTAGCAGACGATTCGGCAGCAGAAGCCGCAACTGGTGAAATAAGAATAAGCGGAACAGCGACAAAATCGTTTACGTTGTATCTAAAATACAATGAAACGGCGTTTGAAGCAGCCGCAGACGCTTGCGGTAAAATAGCAACAATTGCACAGGTTAATCCAGCTCAAGATCCTCGCGGAACAGACCTTGACGGATTTAAAGAAATAGAAATTGCGCTTTCAATTAAGTCAGCAAAAACAGAATCAGAAATTTCTGATATGATTGTTGCAGAACTTGACAAGCGTACAGATTTACCATTTACCTACACCGCAGGACTTGACTCATCAAGCAATCCAATAATTGAGCTTGTGGCAAAATGGAAAGGCGCAGACGCTAACGTAATCGCAATATCCGCAAAAGACGCTAATGACAATGCAGTAACAACCGCGCTCTATGGCGTACAAATTACTACTGTTGGAATGTCAGGTGGAGTAGGCGAATCAGACAACCAAACGGCTTTAGACAATCTCACGGAAGAATACGAAGTAACCAGAATAATTTCTCAAGCTAACGATTCAACCAATCTCAACCAGATTCAAGAGTTTGGCGAAGGATTAAGAGACGGTCAGGTTTCAAGATTTATCGTAGCTTATCATGGCTATGAATTTCCAGAAAGCCAGACGATTGCCGGAACAGTTGACACAGAAGCACTAATTACGCTTGCCGATTTAAGACCAGATGACGCAGTCAATATTATGATCGGTGGAAACTTTGGAACAGCAATTCGTTCGTTAAATTACACGCAGCGCGACCTTCTTTTGAAAAAAGGAATAGCCAACGTAGTAAAGACAACTTTAGGAAATTACATTTTAATGGATTGCGCAACTTTTTATCATGTTGCTGGCGTAAGTGATTCTATTTTTGCTTTTGACAGAGACCTATGTTTAATTGGCAATATTGCCAACGACATGAGAAACGTTTTTGAAAAAAGCGAAGAATGGAAGTCTGTTGTGTTGGTTTCGGATTCAGACGTTACCGACAATTATTTAGCGCGCAGTGCCAACGACATAAAGGGTGCGGTTAATGCCAGATTAGATTTATACGGACGCAACGCGTGGTTAACAGACATTGAAACAGCTAAAGAAAATACGCTTGTTGAGATAGACGAAAACAACCACAACAGAGTTAACGTAAATCTTGACGGTGCATTATCTGGTGTTCTTCGCATAGGCGATTTTACTAATTCACTTGGATTTTATTTTGGCTAAGGGGGTGTTACATGGCAGGTTCAGCAAGATATTTAAGCGCAAATGGCGTAAGATTTGGCATACCAGCAGACTGTGAACCGAAAATTTTAGTAGGCGGTAGATATGTTAGCGAAGTTGTTGCATATGGCGATGGTTTACACGTTGACATAGAGCAAGAAATCACCGGAAAAATTTCTGATTTGGAAGTACGGTTAGCAACAGACAACGGCGACTTTGAAAGATTTGACGCGTTGGCAAAAACAAAAAACCTTACTTTAATTTTTCAGGGTGCATACGAAACATATCAGGGCGTTGGCAGAATTGTAGCCGGTTCAGAAGGCATACAAAAGAACGCGTACAAAGACAAATCTGAAACATTTTCTGTTGTTGCGACAAGAGGAAGTTTTAAAAAAATAGCTTAATAGGAGCGAAAAATGGCTGTAAAAGTAAAAATTTCAAAAGAGCGCGCAGAAGAATTGTTAACAGAAATACAGGTAGCTTTTAAAAAAATAAACCTTTCTAAAATTTGCGGATTTTCCGCTAACCAAGAAAGAGACAATTTTAG